GTGGTTTTTCATTTTTATCCCTATTAGCATAAGCAGTAAGTGCAGTAGCTCCGATAGCAGCTGGAGTTAAACTTGTTAAAGATGCACCTATTTGTTGTTTAGTATCTGGAGAATATTTACTTGGACTAAAAACTTTTTTTCCAATTGCTGCTGCACCTGAAAGTACAGGTTGTAAAGGTTCAGGTATATAGCTATCTCTTGGATCAACTGGTTTATCTTTTGTTACGCCTGTTTCTTTAACTTCTGCCTCTGCTTTTTTTGCTTTGGCTTCTGCTTCATCTGCTTTAGCTTTAGCCTTATCTGCTTTTTTCTTTTTACTTTTACTTTTTATATCTGCTAATGTTTTACTTCCTTTTTTAATTATTTTTCCAATAACTTCTTTTC